ACCGTGAAGAACCCCAAGCAAGCCATTGCAATCGCAATGAGTGAGGCAAATCTTCCGATGCGGGGTAAGCGCACAGCAACCAACAAGGCCCGAAAATGAAGGGTCTCTACGCAAACATCAATGCCAAACAAGACCGCATTAAGGCTCAAAAGGCTGCGGGTGTAAAGCCCGAGCGAATGAGGAAAGTCGGTAGTAAGGGTGCGCCCACTGCGGCTGCATTCAAGGCCGCTGCTAAAACCGCAAAGAAATGACACAAAAACAAACACTAAAGCCGTCGAGCATTGGAGACAAGGTAGGTGGCTTTGTTGTTGTGGATAACAAGTATGTCGGCAAAAACAGAACTTGGGTTTGTCGATGTAGATGTGGTGAAGATAAAGTATTTTGGAAAATTTCTGCAATTGCAAAACAAAAATCTTGTGGCTGTGGAACAGATGATGCTGGACTAACTGCAAAGCAAAGAAGATCAATGCTTTCAAGGATGCACGGCTATAAAGCTGGTGCAAGGTCAAGAGGATTATCTTGGGAACTTACTTATGAAGAATTTGTAAGTGTATCAACTGGAAATTGTTTTTATTGCAATGCAAAGCCAAAAGTATGGGATTGTGTTTCAAATGCCCCATCGGTTAGAAAAGATAGTCCCAATATATTTGCTGAAGATTACGCGATAAAATTTAGCGGTGTAGATCGTTTGAACAGTGACATGGGATATATCAATGGAAATGTTGTTGCTTGCTGTACAAGATGCAACAGAGCAAAAAATGATATGACATTGGATGAGTTTACCGATCACATAAAAAAGGTGTACACATGGCTATCCCAGAAAAAGTAAAATCTAAAATAAGTGATTTAGGGCTTTCTGGTGTCAACAAGCCAAAGAAAACCCCAAGCCACCCAACGAAAAGTCATGTTGTAATTGCATCTGAAGATGGAAAATACAAAACTATTCGCTTTGGTCAACAAGGGGTAAAAGGCTCGCCGGATGGCACAAAGAGAAACGAAGCATTCAAAGCCCGACACGCTGAGAACATCGCAAAGGGCAAGATGAGTGCGGCATATTGGGCCAACAAAGTAAAGTGGTGACAACATGGACTACATACGCCCAACCCCGAGAAATCCCATATATGGGCTATTGGCTGACCAACTAGAAAAGCTGTACTCCCCAACCCAAACGCAACAAATGCAAGGGTTGATGAAGTTTTTGATGGTTCCGGAAGTGTCAAAGACAATGAATCTGTTGTCCTATGGCGAACCACTAACTACGGGCGCGGGTGGCATGGGCGGCACAACACGGGTCAAACCCGAAGTCTTAGATGCAGCTATGGCTGTGGCTCCAATGGCTCCGGTTGCTGGACGGGCGGCAAGGGGTGCGGCTCGGTTGGTTGGGCAAGAAATGGCAGACAGAGTGACTACGGGTCGATCAATGCTTCCGAGTTTGCTTGCAGAACCAAAGTCCGCGATGTTTGCTGTGGAACCAAACGCACCCAAAATAAATATAAACAAAGGAATCTACAAAGACGAACTGACAATGGAGGAGATGTTAAAAGTCAAAGACATTCCTACTGTTGATCGGGTAAGGCAATCAATTAACCTTGTTGGTGAAAAAGAGTTTGAAAATTTAGTTAATGCTCAATTTAAGAAATACAAACCAACAGATCAAGACCAAGAGGCAATGCTTGTTGAATCGGTAACATTACAAATTCTTGGAAAAGCACAAAGATCGCCATACCCACAAGAAGCGGCAATACAAACAGCACAAAAGAATGCGGAAAAGATGGGTCAATCAGTCGAAGCCTATCCAAGATCATTGCAACAAGGCTATGAGCATGGGTGGTATCACGGCTCAACTGGTGACATAAAGAGTTTCAATCCAAGTTTGCTCGGTGAGGCAACGGGTGCAGCAAGTGCTAAAAAAGGATTTTTCTTTGCCCGTGACCCACAAAACCCACCATCATCAATGGTAAATGATGTTAAAGATAAAGATATATTGCAGTTTCTCCAACAAGGCGGTTTAACTCCGGAAGAAATAGCACAGTCAGCGACAATGGCGGGGCATGGGGCTGAAACTGCATCGGGATATGCTCAGATTGGCGGCTCAAGAGAATACCGAGAGGCTACGCGAAAAGCTAAGTCGGCTGAAAAGCGCGGAGATTGGGACGAATACGAAAAGCAAATGCAAATAGCGGAAGATTCTGAAATAAACAGAATGAACTACGCACAGTCTATGGTTGCCAAGTATGGCGATGCTAGAGACACAATGACAGAAAAGGTCAATCAAACCTTTTACAGTTTGCAACATCCGCAAGCACAAGCCGAACTGTTAGACAAAAAATACAAAGAACTAATGCCTTACGGATGGTATAACATTTATGATAATAAGCAGTTTAATAATCTTAAAAAAGAGATTGTTGATTTGGTTGGTGAAAAGGATGCCGCAAAAGCAATCAAAACAATAGACGATTTTCAAAGCATTAAAAACGAAAGAGCAGTGCTTGAGAAGACTCAAGAGGGCGGCAATGTGATGCCCGTAGCATTGCGGTACAAAAACCCAATGGTTTACGATTTTGAAGGCAAGGCATACAGAGAGCAAACCTATTCAGATTTAATAGATCAAGCATTAGGTGGTGGACATGATGCTTTGATCTTGAAGAACACATTTGACCCCGGCGGTGGCCCAGCAAAGTTAGTTGATGTTGGGGTAGTCTTTGACCCATCACAGATCAGATCAACAAACGCAGCATTTGACCCAATGCGCCGGAACGAATCCGACATTCTTGCTGGACTGCTACCCGCAAGCCTATTGGCAGACCCCGAAACACGCCGAAAGTTAGATGAGGAATTGAGTCTGTTATATACTAAGTAATACCAACAGACCTAAAGGAATTGGTAATGCAAAAGAAGACAATACTAACTATAGTAGCCAAAGATAGCAAGGGTGCTATATGAGTGGCACAAGACTCGGCGGTAGGGCCGCTGGAACGCCCAACAAGGCCACATCTGAGGCAAGACAAGCCATAGCTACCTTTGTAGATGGAAACGCATGGCGGCTCTCTATTTGGCTCGACAAGGTAGCAGAGGGTGACCCCGAGCATGACATAAAGCCAAACCCCGCAAAGGCATTCGAGTTATTCCAAAGTGTCGTGGAGTATCACATTCCAAAGCTGGCAAGGACAGAACACGCCGGAGACGCGAACAATCCCATTGAAATGAAAGTCACATGGGCGCAACCGAACAATCCATCGTAATCCCATACTCCCCAAGAAAAGAGCAGTTGCAGATTCATACTCTGCTAGACGCTAAACGGTTCGGGGTAGTGGTGGCCCATCGAAGGATGGGAAAGACTGTCAGCGCGATCAACCACTTGATTAAAGACGCGGTGAGCAACCAAAAGGAAGCACCCCGCTACGCCTACATTGCCCCGACATACGGGCAAGCAAAGAGGGTGGCATGGGACTACCTCACGAAGTACGCAAGACCTCTCGGGGGAACTGAGAACATCTCAGAACTGCGGGTGGACTTTTGGAACCGCCGGATTCAGCTATATGGCTCAGATAACCCCGACTCACTGAGAGGCCAATACTTTGATGGGGTGATACTTGACGAGATTGGCGACCAAAACCCAAAGATTTGGACAGACATTATTCGCCCGTCATTGGCTGACAGACTCGGGTGGTGCTGCTTTATCGGGACTCCGAAGGGCCACAATCACTTTAAAGACCTACGAGATCGGGCAGAAACAGAGGACGGTTGGGGACTATTGGAGTTCAAAGCCTCCCAAACAGAGGTCTTGACCATCACCGAACTAAAGGCGGCTCGGATAGAAATGGGGGACGATAAGTACCTTCAAGAGTTTGAATGCTCGTTTACGGCTGCGGTAGAGGGCAGTTACTATGGGCAACTGCTCAACGATTTGGACGAAAAGAACCACATTCAAGAGATTCCCCGCGATGATCTCTGTAAGACAGTGTGTGCATGGGACTTGGGAATGGGTGACTCTACGGTGATTTGGGTGGCTCAAATAGCTGGCTCAGAAATCCGATTGATGGACTTTTACGAGAATAACGGGGTCGGACTTGACAGCTATGTTAATTGGTTGAGGCATAATGGATGGGACAAAGCCGAGCAAATCCTACCTCACGATGTACAAGTGCGGGAACTCGGGACGGGGAAAA